CATGCGTGGTTATACTGGCTGCTAGTTCTTGTTTGGGGTCCATGTTTGTTGCTCCTGTCATACAAATTCTGCCAAATCCATGGTGATGTTGTTGTCAGCATCCATGCCTGTAATTTTTGTGAGCATTCTGGCATGTTTGTCAATCAGGTCCATGGGCTTTTCTGATGTGAAAATTTCTTCACACAAACCACCAGCAAACTCAATCAAATCTGAACTGATGTGCTGTTTGCGTTCATGAGCAGGCAAGTCCTGCATGGCACACGCATGCTGAATGGCATCAATGTGCAATTCCACATTGTGACTCATGCCCAACACGTAGCTCAATCCGTCCATGCTGCTGGGCCACTTGACCTGGTATTTCTCATATTCTTGAAATTCCTGCTTGCCCCAACCAAACAAACCATTACCATGTTCCTCATGTTCGTGCATGAGATACTGACGATAGGCATCACTGTAGCGGAATTTTTCAGCATGCTGCGCTTCCAGGCTGGTTTGATATTCTAGACTTTCCAGTTCACGGTGGCTAAAGGCAACTTTCTTGAAGTTGAGGTCCTCATATCCTTTGACACAGATGTCACCAATTGTCACATGTTTGGCCACTTCACTTGTTTTCACAGCCCATTTTGTGTTGTGACGATTGATCCAATCCTGAAACAGTTCCTGGTTGCCCTTGAGGTCTTTTCGGTCAGGCACTGCTCCTCCTTTGAATGCAATACTCTGAGGAGATACTTCCCAACTGTAATAGATGTGGCCTTTGGCCACATTCACAAAAGGACTGGCTGCATCATAACTGAGGGTCACCTGGGGATTGATGAACTTTCTCCAGGCACGCTGTAGGGTAGTGAGGGCACATCCAGCCTTGATCTTGCCATTGCCCAGATAGTGGATCCAGTCTCTGTTGTCCAGATATTTTCCGTCACGCATGATGATGATCCTGCGCAGGTTGATGGCAAAGTTGCTGGCTTGCACGTTGGAGAATGCCCAGCTCTCAAAGGGTAGGTCTTTTACAACATCCCACCAAACATCACCTTCATCTTGATTTCTGCCCTGTAGCACGTTGAGGAATTGAGTTGCTCCCTCCTTGCGATTTCGTATGAAGAAATCGTGGTTTTCCATGCTGCTGTTGAGACAGTCACGGAAGTTTTTCACACCAGGATGCAGATTTTCGCCTGTGATGGGGTCATTGCCAAATTTCAACAAACTGCCTGTGGGCACGTCCAACACCATGCTGTATTCACATGTGTGTTCCAGCCAACGCAGGATCTGCATGCGAATAGCATCCTTGTCCTTGACCCAATCCTGGTCGCTCTGATCCTTTTTCTTCTGCCAGGGCCATTTGAGAACACCAGTGGCAATCTGATATCCACCACTGTCGCCTATGATCACAGTTGCGTTTTTGTCACGTTTTTGAACCATGCTCTCCTGGATGTCGCTTTGGGCTAGATCCCATACACTGTGACCACTGCTGTAGAGTGCAATGGGATAGTAGAACAGGTTGGTGTTGGGTTGCAGGAAATCCAAATCCCTGAGTCCATCAGGCAATCCAGCTACAGTTCTGTCATTGGGTTTGCTCACCAGTCTCGCGTAAATTGCTGAAATACTTGGCAAAAAAACGGCAAAATCCTGATTGGTGGTCCACATGTCTCTGCCCACTACAGATTTCATGTTATCATAGGAGTTTTTCAAATGTGGGTTGGGACTGCTGATGTTTGTCATGTCTCAATCTTAAATGAGGGATGTATTTTTTGCAATATCAGCAACAATGCCGTCAAACATTACATCAGCTGACAGATACTTCTGCAAGAGAACTTTTTTCTGCTTGGCCAGCTGACGGCTGAATTTTTTGGGATGATCCAATCTATATTGGATGAAATCCATGAGTTTTTGTTTGTGTTCCACATAGCTTTCATAGCTGAGAGTCCACTCACTGGGATATAAAAAGTCACTCACATACATTTCACTGTAGGAACAACGATCAGGCAGCACAGGAATCACATCTGCCAACACAGCTTCCATGATGCTGATACCCAAATTCTCATGCAAGCTACAGGAGAAAACAACCTGATGTTGTGCAATCTCAGCATAATAATCATGCTTGCTGAGGTTGAGCTTTTGTGTGATACACCAGGGCTGTTTCATGCTTTCACTGAGATCTTCAGCAATCATGGGCTGTTTGTCATCATTGTATCTGTGAGGCCAAATCACACCCTGTTGGGATCCTTTATATTGTTGCTGAATGGTTTTCATATGTTGCACAATCGCACCATGCGGCTGCCCACTGGTGCTGGCCTTGCTGTGATATTCTTGTGGAATGTTGAGATTGTTCAAGAACATGTGTTTGTGAAAATCAGTGGCATACCAGTTTGTGCTGCTGGCATGAAACATGGCTGTTTCTGCCATCCAGGGCCAGGGCTTCTCCATCTTGTAGCCTAGGATATCCGTGGGGTCATATGCTCCAGAATGCCACAGAGAATGTATCTTCCAATTATATCCTAACAAATCATTCATGTACTTGATCTGAAGGATCACTGGATTCCAGCCATCTGTGAACAAAAACACATCATTTGGAGTAATAAGTCCCTTATCATGAAACTCAATAAATTTAAGTAGTTGAGAGCTCTTCCAGTAATTAGTATCAGAGAAGTTAAGAAATGCACCTTGAGTAGTAACAGTAGTGCGTTGAATACCATCAATTTGCATCACATGTATGTCCAGCCCTTGCTGGTTGACTATGTCCTTGAGGGCTTTGGGAATGGCTTCATGCCATTGCTCCGAATAACGACTGGGTAAAGGTTCAAGTCCCAAAATTATGATGTTTTTTTTCATGCGACGATCCTGCGTGCTAAATATAGTGAATTATATATAAGATATGAGGTATAATCAATATGATAAGCCAAGATACTATTCAACATTTACTAGACACATGCAAGAAAGCACCTGACTTAAAGCCTCAGATAAAGCTCTTCATGAATGATAAGACTTTGAAGTATCCTCAGTCTTGGAAGCTGTTCAGAATGGCATATCATGAACTATATTTGAACGGTAGTCCCGAAGAACCATTGTGTCCAGTGTGTCAAATCAAGCCTCTGAAGTTCAAAGGTATTAAAGGAGGTTATGCTAATAATTGCTCAATATCTTGTAGATCCGCTAATCCAGACGTCGTTACCAAGGCCAAGAAGACTACTATGGAAGTTTATGGCACAGAATGGGCATCCCAATCAAAGACATTTCGGGATCAAGTCATTAACACCTGTCTTGAAAAATATGGTACTGATAATGTGTTCAAAGTCGAGGAAATTAAGCAAAAACAAGTAAAGACTGTTGTGGACAGGTATGGAGTTACTAACGTATCTAAAAATTCAGACATCCTTAAGAAGATAAATGATGTGCATGTAGCACAGGGTAGACGACGTGCTGATCATTTAAGATCAGAGCTAGAGAAATACAGGCTAGCTGTCAAGTCTATAACTGCAAGATCATATCATGATTATTACTATGTAATCAACCCGGATAATCTTCCACGTAGCAGGTTTGAGTACCATGTGGACCACATTTATTCTGTTGAGGAAGGATTCAAGAATAACGTGCCTGCAGAGGTTATAGGACATTACACAAACTTAAGAATGATGTGGCATTTGGATAATTGTCGCAAGAACACCAAATGCCACATAACACTTGAACAACTACTAGAGAGATATAATAACTCTATCAATAATCATTCGGGTACAAACTCAGTATATGAACCGTTGATTCCTTCTTCACTGACGTCAATCCTAATTTCCATACCAGGATAACGTTCTGCCAATTTTTCACAAAGGGCATCGCTCAGCATTTCACAACTTTGGTGATTTAGCTCTAGCGTGCCCTTTGCATACAGGCTTTCAATCCAACGTCGCAATTGTATAAATTCGATTTGACGGTTATTATGTGTAACCTCAACCCAAACCTTAAAATTGAAATAGTGCATGTGTCTGGAAGCAAGATGACTTACGTCATATTCATCACCAGTGGCATACTGTGGATCTTGATCAGCGCCTGGAAAAAAATGATAGGCTTCTTTTTGAAATGTGCAATAAACAAAGGTTTTTTTGTTCATGAGAATTTTTCCTTGTTGTTTGTATAAATTTACTCAATCCAGAGCAGTAAATCAAGGTGACAGTTGTTTTTTCTGCATCCAGGCAACACCACACTCACAACTGCAAAATTCCACTCTCACACCAGCCACGTCACGGTAGTAGGTGGGCCAAGCGTCAACAGCAGCCAAGAATAACTTGCCTTGATTGTCGTGGGCCCATTTCTCCATGGCTGGAGCAGGCTGGCGGCAGTTCTCACATACAAGGCTGGGAGAATTCAGAGGCAAAGATGTTTTTTTCATGTCACAAACTCATATGCTGGCCAGGTGTTTCAATACCTGTTTGGGGTTGCACAGATTCTTGTTGTTGAATCTTTTGTCTCCATTCTCAATCCATTTGAGTGCGTAGGGTTTGAGAATGTCCAGAGTGTCAGGAGTCTCAGTTTCAAACTCAGGCATCTCCACTTCAGCCATGGCCAAATAAATGGCGCCCTGCCTAGCTGTGCGAAAGAAATCAATGTCCCAGGTGTATGCACCATCTTGAATTTTGGTTCTTGTTTTGATCAACCAGGGCTTGACTATAAGAAACAATTTCTGGTAGTCATGAGTGCTGATTTGTGTTTCAATTTCCACAGTGCTGCCCTGTACTTTGGCCTTGTAGGTAAACCAATAGGCCTCAATATCCACGTCAGTAGGCTTGTGGGGTACCACATGTCTGATCCTGCCTGCGCCATTGAGATAGCCTTGTGTGATATCATAAAACTTACAATCAGTTTTGCGCAGTTGTTTTAGCAAATCCAGGGACTTGCTGGTGTCCAACAACAGTTTGCGTTCATTTTCTACAGGCATGTGATTGCTCCTAGATTTTTTGGGGCGCATCTAGCGCCCCAAAAACAGTTACTTCATTTTTGCAGGAAATACAAATTTATAGGTGGCTAGCCCAGTATTGAGTTCTAGCTGAATGGCGCCTTTTATGCTCAGTTTCATTTCTGCATCTGCACTATCTGCCAGCTTGAGAATTGTGCTCACCAGTGCAATGGGCCACTTGAATGTGCTGTCAAAGTCACCTGTGACATTCTGAGCAAACACCACACCGCCACGCTGATTGGCACCGTTTTCTTCACCAATAAAGAACTTGAGGTCGCCATCCACAGTCTTGGGGATGAAATATTGTTCATAGGTGCTGAGGCTGGTGGCAGCCCAGTTGAACTGTTGGATACCTGCCTTGGTGGGCTTGATGGTGACGTCCCAGGTGGGCTCGTTATACTTGGGCTGATCTGGCACCAGGTCCTTGCTGACAAAACGATAGGCTAGAAAGCTTTTGCTCTTGTTGGTGTAGTGCAGTTCGCTGGGAACATCCACACCACCCTTTTGCTGGTATTGCATTTCCAGAACACTGTCTTTGTGAGCATATTCACCATTATTGACAATTGAGCTCAGCAAGCTGAGGTTGGCTAAGCCAAACTCACCGTCCCATCCATCCACCTGATGCAGTGTTGCAGCCTTGAGAATCACCTGCTTGTTGGCTTCCAGTGCTTCAATGGCAGCTGATTTTTTGCCAGCAGTGACTTTGATCTTGTCAAAGAATCCAGTGCTGACAACATTTTTCACAATGTCTTGAGTTATGTCTTTGATATTGATAGTGACCATAAATGATGTCCTTGTTGTATGGATATAGTCTAGTGTGAGTTAGGCAATTGTGTGTCAACTGGTTTTATCAATACAATCAAATGCCAGTTTTTCCCATGCGACCCAGGTCTTTTTCCTGGTCCACCAATTGCATGTTGAGTTTGAGTTGTTCCTCATCCCAGCCCAGCATGTGAAGTAGGATGAATCTTTTGCTGAGATAGCTGGGCGCACTGCTGAGTGCGTCAAACAAACATTTGAGTTCTTCGGCTGTGTAGTATTTGTGGGTGGTTTTTTTCACTGTCATGATGAGTCCCTGTTTTTGAAATCATCACAAGTATAATCTTCAGGAACAATAAACGCAACATTGGTCTCAAATCCGCATGCTGCAACTGCGATAGTTTTGCCAGGCCTGCTCCAGAAGTTTCTTGTCTTCCAGAGGCAAGCTGGCTTTCCAGTTATAGTTGATGGGTGGTGTCATCTGCATTCTCTGGTTGTGCATCCTCAAACAACACTAGCACCCTGTTGGGGATTCTGCTCAACGGTGGCAGGTCATATGCCACAGTTTGTGTGCGCAGGATCACCTGATCCAGAGGCGGCCTATGAGCCAAGGGGATCAACACCCAGGCCACTGGATCAAATTCCTGATGAGCTTGGCGACGACGAACAAATGTGCCGCGTTTGAATTCTGCTGGGAAGTCATTGAAGTTAATGCCCTTGCTCAACAGCATTTCCTGCTGCTGATCACTATTCTTATGTTGCAGCTCTGAGTGGCTGTAGTAGTGATGTGCAGCTCGGGTCACACTATTCTTCAAACAATCCAAATTTCTCCACAAAAAACAGTTGGCCAGCTCTTGTAGGTTGGGCACATTGAACACTCTAGCGTCAAAATGCGGCATGCGATCCAGCCAGGACTGTGTATCCTCAAAATGAGCCTGAATTCCCTGCACAAATGCAATGGTGGCAAGACTGGCCAACACACTGTGAAGTTTGTGCAGCTTGCCATCAAAAATCACAGGACTGTTGTGATCCATGTTGGTCCAGCCCAGGCTGATTTCATCACTTTGAACGAAGGCTACAGTGGCATGTGTTTTGTCCACCAAGATCTTGGTGGCATGGATCATGGCCTGAGTCATCCTGGTGTCATAGGGTCTCTCCATGCCACGGGTAAACTTGCTGAATCCACGCCCGTCGATGCGTGCATAGATGGGCAAGAATTTCATTAACTTTCTGCTTGTTTCTGAAGATTCATATTCTTTCATACGATCTCCGAGGTCATCATTACTCATATATGCTAACCTTTAAATTGTCATAAAACTTATCCGATATTGAACTATCAGTCAACTAAATATCATGTGGTTCACGGACTCCTACATCCCAACCACTCTAAACGCTGTTATGGAGCATCCAGCATGAAGTTATTACCACAGCCAGTTATTCCGGCTTGTCATCCATTCCTGTCGAACAAATACTCCAAATGGTACTTTAGTATAATAATCAAGTCAAAGGATCGTCAAATTCCTAACGATATTTATACCGAAATACATCATGTCATTCCTAAATGTCTCAAAGGAACCAATGACTCTTCAAATCTAGCAAGGCTTACTGCTAAGGAACATTTTGTATGTCACTTATTATTGACTAAGATGACAACAGGCAGAGATCAAAACAAAATGATTTATGCTGTATGGCGTATGTGCTGTATAGGTGACAAGAGTCAAAGACATAAGGTAGTAGGTTCCGTGTACCAAAGAATAAGGGAGGAAGTGGTAAGACTTCAAGAAAACAAGGTTGTGTCGTTCGAAACAAGATTAAAAATTAAAAAGGCACGTGCTCTACAAGTAATAACAGATGAAACTAGGAATAATATGAGTAGAGCCCAGAAGGGGAAGCCTTCTCATAGGAAGGGCAAAAAGCTACCATTGCAGCATGCAATAAATGCGGGTAAGGCACGACGTGGGTTTAAATATTGGAATAATGGTTCAAATACTCGCCAAGCTAGAGAGTGTCCAGGCTCAGGTTGGATTCTGGGATCACTTGTTAAATGGACAGAAGAGATGCACTCTAGAATGAAAACATCGCAGCAAGGTAAAAAATGGTACAACGATAGCCAGAAGGAAATTTGTGCCAAAGAACACCCTGGATGCGGATGGGTTAGGGGCAGACTGCCAAAGTCATAGTAACTAATGGCCCGGAATCAGCGTCCGGGCAGTTTCCTGTGCCTCATATGCTTTGAGGCGATCTCCTAGTGCGTCCATGATTGATCTCACAATTTATATTATGAGATCATAATACAGCTAATTGCCAGCAGTGTCAACACTTTTTCTTTTTTTCACAGCACGTGGCTTGGCTGGCAGGTCAGCCTTGACTAGTTTCTCCACAGTTGCAGTTTGTTCCTTCTGCACAGGAACTTTTTTTGGTTTTGGTGGCTTGGCTGGTTTGACAGGCATATGCTCTTGTGCAGGTGCTTGCTTAACCACAGGTGGTGTGATAAATACAATAGGAGTAATAGGCTCACCCACAACTAGTGGTTGTTCTGGACCAGCCACGAGACTTCTAACCCAAGATTTGATTCTGTGCAGCATTTGGTTTTCCTTTGTTATTTGGAGGCTATATAATATATAGCCTCCAAATCTCAGTGTTTGATCAGAAACTGAACATGTCATCAAAAGTTTTGTTGTTGCGGCCATCATTCAGATCCCAACCCAACACACCCAACAAGTTTTCCACCTTCTTTGTGATGAGAGCTTCCTCCATAGCATCATTATCAAAGGGCAATTGCTTGAACCAGTCTGGGATCACCAGCTGGTCAGCAGGCAGTGCCACACTCTGCAACCCCAGGACGGTGTCTTTCAATTTACACACAGTCACCTTGAATCCATCAGTGATCTCCAAACTGCTGTAATCATTGTAAATCTTTCTCAACTGATTGTAGTTGAGGCTGGCTCTCACATGGCCCGGAATGGTCTTCTTGGCATCCTCGTGGGTCCGGCTGAACACATCCTTCATGCCACCCTCCTGCTTTCTCATGAGGTCACCATAATATGTGAGCTTGTTCACCCTCTTGGGTGTGCCCTTGGCCCAAGCTGGCCAGCTGGCAAACCCTGTTCTGAACTGCCTGATGCGATCAAACACCTGCTTCTTGGTGCCATCTGTGAGCACCAGAACCAGAATCTCATGCAGGAACTCTTGCACAGGTTTGGGAGTATCACTCCTCTTGAGATCCAGACCCATGGCCTTGATTTCACCAGGTTTGCCATCCAGATCCTTGCGCTTGCCTTCCTTGTCATAAATCAGCACAGCATAACGCTTTTTTGTGATAAACAGCCCTTTGGTGGCCACCAGCTCTCTGCCTGCCTTGATCACACATTTGTTGTCTGGAACATTGAATGCTATTTTCATGAATTCTGGAAAACTTGCATTGGTGATGTCAGCTATCTGATCATACAATTGCACAACTGCTTCCTTGCTCCAATCAAAATCCTCAAATTCCTTGAGCTGGCTCATGACTGCATATGCTGAGAAATATGCGGAATCAGTATTGTGCAAGAGTATATCATTACCAAAGAAATAAGGATCTTGGTTTTTAACACTAATGTCATACACGTAATCATCTACCTCGCCTAGGCATTCAACTTTTGTTACTTTTGTGTATTCAATATCCATCTTGAAACTTCCTCTAGAATCTGTTCTTTGCGTGCAAGGTAGTCGCTTTCCCATACTACCATCACATTTAAGCCTGCATTTCGTGCAATATCAAGCTTCTGTTCATCCTGTACCCAAATGTCTTGAGCACGCTTGCCTCTAATAAGATCATCAGCAGAGTAAATTTTAGGATTAGCATGCCAATAATCTCCATGGAATTCAACAATACAATTACAATGTTTGACGTCATATACCACATACCTATTCATGTCATTACTCCATTTACCAAAGGGAGCATTGTTGTTGGTATGAGATAAGGAGCCAGGAAGCCGCGACAGCTTGCTGCGCGGTAGTTCACTTATACCTGACAGGAGTTTGGTTAGCGTGATATTATAGTGTAAGAGTGATAATGTTATCACCCTCTTGGATATCATTTGGTTTGACTTCCACAAGGAACCCGTCTCTATCCACCATAATACTGTGATCTTCTGTAACAGTTACCTGTTTGCCATTAGCAGTAGTAAGGCGATATAACTTTTTCTTTGTTTTGTGTCGCATTACAGCTTCAATACCACTTGTAACAGGCTGCATATCATGCCCATTGAAGCCAATGACTTTTGCTTGACTCCACAACCCATACTCTTTGCCATCTGATAGTTTAGCATGCTCAACACATTCTTCAAACAATTGTTGAATGGTCATTTCTCCACTGTCAGTGCGGACTATTGTATCACCTGTTACACTATCTCCGTACACAATAGCAGCACCTTTGTGATTGTAATCACCTGCAATCACTTCATTGATTTTGCTTGCCATGTGTTTGACGATACACCTACCAGTGAGTGTGGTGCTTTGTGCAATCCTATTATCAAAGTAAAGGCTGGCGCTGTTGCCAACTGCTCCATACAAGCTGTTGAGCAAAATTTTCTTGATCAATTGGCGTCTGTCATAGAATTCAGCCAACTGACGATATTCTGCTTTTTTGTCCTCATCTGATTGTTCATCAGCCATTTTGCCATATTTTTTGGCTTCAGCTTGCAGTTCCTTGCGCTCCTTGTACCATCTGGCAAGTAGGCCTGGCACCACACCATCCTGACTGAGATCAAAAATTGTGCCATTGGCACTGATGGCCATGGGCTTGCTGGGATTCTGAAATATCCACTGATACAATTCATCACCACTCAGTTCAGCTGTGGTGCCATCTTCAAAGTCCACAGTGAGCATGCTGAGTTCACGATTCATTACCTGAGTGTACTCAATGGTGCCAAACATTTCGTTCCAGCTGTCAGCAAATGATCTTTTTTCCTTGTTTATACGATGTGTGATCAGCTTTTCTGTGCTGGTGCTTCGGATCTGACCCACCACAGTTTCCTTGCTCATGTTGAGACTGCGAATAGTGGATGGATACAGACTATTGATGTCCACACCGCCAATCCAGTCGTGCATGCCTTGTATGGGATCAGCCACATATGCACCCACAATGCCTCGGGGTTCTGCATCCTCGTCATTATCTTCACGCTTGTACTGCAGATTATCTCTGGATCGTATGGGAACAATCCTGCCTAGATCATGAGCTTCATTGGTGATGGCATTATCAATCAACAAAACTGATCCCATGGTGGTGGCCAGCAACACTCCATTGTCATGTGCCAGAGCATTACACAGGTCAATAAACTGAAGCTTGAGATCAATTTTCACCAACAGCATCACGTCCTGTCTGTTGTAGGCGATGAATTTCTCAAAATCCTCATTGTAGAGCTTGTCCAGGCTGCCTTCATATGCCACCTTCTTTTCACCCACTTCATATTCGCCCACAAAGTCCAGACGATAGCTGTGCATCTCGTGATAGGTGTGCTTGCGATACAGTTGCAGATAATCCAAATGCACTCTGCCCACTAGATCATATGTGACTGTGGGTTTGCCATAGCTTTCATATTCCCTCTTGCGAGGCAGTCTGTTCCACAAACACAATCTTTTGGTGTGTTCTTTGCTGAGCACCTGAACAATACGATTGTGCAAGTAGGGAATATCATACCCCTCTGAATTCCAACCACTGAGGATGTCAGCATCTTCAATCAGTGTCAAAAACACATCAATCAACTGTGCTTCATCTTCACACAACACTGTGTTGTCAAACTTTGCACATATGTCTTCTGCCTGTTGCCAGGTATAGGTCTGTGGTTTGAGAACCAGTGTGAAATTGGTGCTCAACCAATTGCAATACACACTAACTGCTGTGATGGGATTGAATGCTTCTTCAGTGCTGCTGAACCCACGTTCTTTGTGAAAAGACACTTCTAAATCGAAGAATGCAACATTCAGCTTGGGGGGCAAAGCATTTTTGTAGTGATCATAAAAGCATCTAAAGATGGGATTGCTGTCACTTTCAAATTGCTTGTCCTTGGGTAACATCCTCAGTTCACGTTGAAAATCTTCATGCTTGTGGGTTTCATATTTGTCCAGACGGTCACCAAAAATGCTGGTGTATTTGCCCTTGGCACTGGGAAAATACACCACGTATCTGCTGGGATACCTGTTGTAGACTCTTTTGCCATTCACACGTTCCACAACGTCAATTTGATTTTTTTCACGGTTCAAGTAAGCATCCACATATGTCATGCAAAATTCCAAAGTCCTATAATGTTTAGGATGGTATAAAACACCATCAAGCCTGTGAGTAGCAAATTGTTGCGTCTATAACTGGTAAAAGTCAAGCTCATGCTACCCACACACCACATCCAATAAACTGCCCAGATACCCACTAGATTAAAACTGAGAACTATTGCAGCAATCACGCTGGCAACAGTTCCCACAACTTCCATACAGATGAGAATAGGATCTCTGTGCCATTCTCTGCACAGAGATCCTATGAGTTTGTTAAACATCAAACTCCGGCTGCTGCCAACAGTTGCTCCACAGTGTCCAGTTCTTCCTGAGCATCCTCGATGGGATTTTGGTTGTTCTGGCTCTTCTTGTAGGCAAGACGTATGGCACGATTGAGGGTTTTCTTTTCCAGATCCAGTTCATCTGCCACAGCAGTAACAGTGTCCTTGAGCCCTTCCTTGAGGGTGGCAATTTCTCTCATCACATCAATACCACTGTTGATGAGGTGTGTGATCTTGGCTTTGTCGGCTGGACCAAAATTTGCAGTTGTTGCACCAGTCATTTTACTTAACTCCATGTGTTAGGATAATACACAAGTGTGGCTGTGCCTTACCGGTGTGTCAACTGCCTTCAACAAATTCCTGAATCTGTAAAACACAGTTGAACTTGAGGAGATCCTGATCCTCAGCAATCTGGTGATAGGTTGTAGTATAGCTTACGTCATTGACAATTCTGGTTATTGTTATAGGATTGGTTTTGAGAGTGAACAAATTGTATTGGTTGAGCATGCTTTCACTGCCAAAATACCATGTGCCGCTGTTGAACAACTCACTGTATGCAGCACTGGAAAAATTGTAGCCAGGTTGTTCAACAGTTTGCCAATCAAATAAATTGCTGGTAAAATAAATTTTGTGGTTTTGAAGAGCCACAATATTACTGGTAATGATTTTGCCTGTGGGTGGGCTATCCTCGCTGTTGACACTTATCAGTCTATAAATGGGTTTGGGCCTACCATTCAATAAAAATTGATCAGTCAACAAATAGAATTGATTGGTGGCAAAGTCCACAATACTTACCCAACCATTACCGCCCAGATACAATTTGATGGTGTCGGCAGGCACAACATTTATGGGATTGCCTGCAATGGCAACACTGTAGATAGCTCCCTTAATTGCATTGGTGTCTATGGACTGTTCCTCCCAGTTGAGTCCTGAATCACTGCTTACAAGCAATAAGGCAGTTTTCATGCCCTGTTTGTATCCCACAGCCACAAGGGTGGTAGTGGCAGCAACAGCAGAGACATCCATGATCATGCTGTGACTGTCTGTGCATTTGTATGCCAAATACCAGGTGTTGGCAGCGTTGCCCAAGGCGCTTGTGTAGATAACACCATATTCATGAAGTGTTTGGGGATCTTTTTGGCTGCCTATGATGATATACAACCCCAGATGTACAATGATGCGCCGGATATTCAACAAAGGGGTAATATTTGCAGGCAGCTGAGTTAGAAAATACCTGGCCCAGGGCTGGGCAAGATCTTCACTGTAGGCTATCTCTCCTCGGTTGCTCACAGCTATCCAATTAGGAGGGTTGGGAACACTATTGTAGGCTGCACCCACACACGCAGAATGCACATCAAAAGGAGTGTGACCAACTGGAACAAATGCGGTGGGATCACCCACAACACTGGTGACTGCACCACTTTGGCTAAAATAATACAATGAATTGTTACCAAAACCATACAGTGCAGTCATATGAGAGTAATCCTTTAAACTTTATTTACCTGCAACACAGTCTTATTGATGTGGCCCAGTTTCAATCCTGTGTCCACCACAACCTGATATCCATGCTGTTTGGCTTTCATGCAGAAATCCACATCCTCGCTGAGAATTTTGTCAAATTCAATGCTGCTGTGATAGGTAAACCAGGGGTTGCCCACCTGTTCAAACACATCTCTACGCACCAAACAACATCCAAAGCCCACTGCTTCCACATCCAACACCTGGTCTATTTCTGCTTGTTCGATGGGCAGATGCTGGTGTCCACCAGTTTCTGGATTGTGGATGTAGATTTCTGGAATGCGTAGATTGTCTTTTCTTTGAATATAAGTGCCGCTGCTGATGGCCCTGGTGCTGTCCTGTATGTCCAGCAGACGTTGCAGTGTGTGTTTGGGTATGATGATGTCACTGTCCACACTCAACATCCAGCTGAATCCATTCAAAAGGCTCCATTGCGCCATGATATTGCGCACCTGCTCCACATTATATCCATAGAAATATTGAAAGTCCAATTCGGTATTGCGAGGAAGATCCAGGTCATAAATGCTCTTGAAGGTTTCCACTTCAATGTATTTGGCAGTGGGGATGGCCACCAATATGCGATTGGGTCTAATATATGTGGGCGCAGGTGGTGGCGCCACAGCTTGTGGCAGTTGGGGCATGGTGGCAAACAAGGGCACACCTGGTGACAACTCCTGGTGCTCATGGCTCTGAGCTACATCTGTATGTGATTGTATAGGTGGTGAGCCTGTTAGTTCGCTGGTTTGTTCTAGAGCATAATGTGCATTTGCCAACTGTTGAGAGCTATTGATTTTATAGTCGTTCAAAGGATTGAGGTCATTGTAGTTTACCACAATTTCTTTCATGACTTTGATCTTGTCAGGATGAGCACATTCCAGCAAACTGTAGAACACAGGAGTATCTCCCCCAGCTCTAAACCAATTGCCATCCATGTCCTTCCAGAGAAGGGTGTTGACACGATCATATAATTCAAATCTGAATGCTCTCATGTGGGTGTAGGGCACTATCCAATTAAATTGGTAACTGCGATAGGCACGCAGGCTGCGAATGCTGGGAGGGTACTCTTGCGCAACCAGCGGAATATTGTCTGCCAGACTCCAACAACTGCCATAACTGAATTCTGCGGTTTTATCAAAATGCAGATTAAATTTGGTGAAAATGTCATTGCGATTTACCAACCAGTCATCACCATCCAACAGCATGATGATGGCATTCTTGTGTGTGCCCATGAGCTTGCAGTGTTCCAGACCCTGATGATGGTTGAACACTGCTCCCTGATTCTCCTTGTTGCGTAATAGCACAAATCTGGACCTTATGTGAGCAGGACAACTGTTGATGGTTTGCTCAGCAATAAGATAACTGTCATCAGTGCTGGCATCGTCAATTAATATGTGTGTGTAGGATTCATAATTTTGTGTGGCCACACTCACAATACATCTGCTGATGTATTCTCTACAGTTGTAGAAAGGTGATATCACATATATGGGCTGTTCAGGTTTGGTGTAGATTTGTCGATCTTCTGGATTCACAGTTCTTCTGCCAAATATGTCGCCCAGTTGTTGCTGATTGACACTCACCCTGGCAAATTCTTCCACACTGAAAGGCATGTCCAACACTGTGTGAAAATGTTTTTTCCACTGTAGGGCCACATGATTCCAACCCACAAGATCCCTCACAACACCACAATATTGTTGTTTTTGTTGCAGGAGATATTTGTTGTTGTGCGCCCAGACAGCTAGGTTTACAAATTGTTGGATTTGTTGATCTGTGTTGATGTTGGGGAACAAGCCATTGGGCTCAATGGCATAATCAATTTTATAGCAAGCCATCTCCAGCGCATTCTCTTCCAGAGCACCAAACCTTGTTGTGATCAAGGGAGTGTGATAGTTGAGACTTTCCATGGCACTGATGCCAAATGTTTCTGGAAATGCTCCTGGATAAAGCATGAAGCTGCTGTGTGCTAGGATTTCAGCAATTTGTTTTTGGGGAATAATACCTGTGAATTCCACACCCAATTGATTATCAAATTGATCTCTCAACTGATGCCATGTTTGCTCTTGCTCATCAGGTGGCACATCACTGCGGAATTTATAGTAACCACCCACAATCTTGAGAGTGGCTTCTGGTATTTGTTGCTGAATTTGTGGCCATATTCTCTGCAACAAGGGTACCATGCCCTTGCTCACACTGCTGTTGTAGACAAACTGATGTGGATTTTTCTCACTGATGTCCACCCAGTCCAGCCAATTTTTAACACCATTTCTGGTAATCCAGGTTTTGTTCTTGAGCACTTCAAAGTTTCTACGGTTATTATGATCACAATTGAGCACATAACTCATGTGCCAATCACTCAGCACAAATAATTTATGTATGTGATTTTCCACAACCAGGCGTTCCAGCAGCTGATCACCATAACAGAAAGTATCATGCAACCACAACACCTTGTATTTGGCATTGGCTCGCAGGTTGTTGAAAATGTTGGGATCAGCTTTGCAGATCAGGCCTTCTCGCATGTGATCTGGTAACCAGGGTTCTACTGTTCGGCTGCTGATGGCAATATCGAAATCACAGACATGGTTGGCTATATCCTGCAATGGCTGATATCGCACTCTGTTGTATGTGCCCGGCTGACATTCATCTGCCGAACACTCATTGAATACAGTTACCTCAAAGCCAATCTTGGCAAGCTCTTCAGCCATGTAAATGACAGCACTTTCACTGCCTCCCAGGCCTCTTTGATAAACTGTGTTGCCATCGTAGGGGAGACCCAAAATGTCAACTATGGCTATTTTCATACTTGTTTCCTTTTGAAGTGATAGTCAGCATCTGGTCCATTATCACAAAATTTTGCTTGAACCAATTGGAAATTCATGTTGTCCAGCCAATCAACAACCTCACTGGCCTGTGGTGCACCCAGATTGTAGTCCACATGTTGCAATTCCAGGATCAAATGATCCACCTGTTGTAATAAATGACCCATGCCCTGCAACACATCCAATTCTGCTCCTTGTACGTCTATTTTGAGCAGGCTGGGTGTAGGCCATTGTTTTTCATGGGCAATGGTTTTCAGTGTTTTACAACTTACCAACAGAGATTGATCTAATGTATACAGTTGTTCACTTTGCAGTGATCGTTCAGGATTCTCTCTATAATAACTGCTGCCACCAGGGTGCATGCTATTTTGCCAGAATCTAACTGTGCGTCTGTCGCTGTTGCTGAGCACTCCCAAATGATAGTTGACACCCTCTTGTTGGTAGAGGAATTCACAGGTTCTATTGCCATCAAAACAATAAATTTTAGCTTGAGGCCAGATGGTGTGTGCCAGATGATACCAGTGCAGAACACTTGATCCTACGTCCCAAATTATGCCAGGTTGATATCCCTGTTCACGCAAACCTGATAGGTAGGTTTGATGATCCTCTGGGATGTATTGATTGTTGCTCAGATGTGTTAGCCATTCTTGTTGCGCATTGGACATTCAGTAATATTGAACAATCTTTTGCAGGAAATCAATTTATAGTCATCAAGATGCACGTATTAGAGGTGGTACACCAGTTGGAGACACTCTGAAGCCAAATTTTTTGGCTTGACGTTGTATTTCATTTTTGTGCATGCCTGCAGGCATGTTCACACCTGGCACCACCAATCCTACACCAGCTGTTTCATCCAAATATTTGGGATCCCAAATCAACCATCCTTTTTCAAATTTGGGATTGGGTTCATAGGGCATCTTCTGGGGATCTGTGGTGTATTTCCATCCATAAGCCTGGGCCAGCTTGGGCGCCAGGGCTGCATACAATTTTTGTCTGCTTGCACCCTTGGCAGTGAAAAAAAGGCCTCGTATGGGTTGAGCTGTCTGTTGTGATCGTGCATGATCTATCATTTGTTTCACAGCACTGAACACCTTGAATGGTTGTCCGCTGCCAGTTATGCCAGTGGGATCATCTGCGTCCATGCTAGCAAACACTACATCATATATGCCTGGAGCTTTGGGGATAGTCATTATGTCAATTTCATAATCACTGCCTCCTATTGTGAAATCCAGGGTTATGTAATTGTCGCCTCGTGCCAGCACTTGCCATGCATTTTTGGGTAGTTTCCAGTCAAAAGATTCATCCAAGGATTCATAGGGTTTGTAAACAACAAAATCATCAAAGCTGGTGGCAATTTTCAAGTGAAATTGTTGTGCAAGTTTTTCACTCATGGCAGCATACAATTTGTTGCGACTGCCGTGTTGACCACTGAACACAACATAATCCCAGTTGTGATTTTCCAAAAATGACATCACCACCTGCAACACGCGGCTTATCAACCCCACAGATTTAACTCCCCATTGTCCAGTCACATCTGTCTGTTTGTCAACTCTAAACACAATATTGTAGCCTCTATAATGATCGGGCATATCTAAATCATTTTGATAAAAAACAAATCTGGCATAATCCTGACTTATATACTCGTTCATTTCCACAACCACGTTGTGCCCCTGATAGTCAAAATTGGCCTCCCACATACCATAGGGGAACTTTCGCCATGTTACTTGGGATGATGGTTCTCGGAATATTTCTTGTATGTGTTGCTCATTACAATCGTGCATGTTGATAAACCAATTGGCCTGAGCTTTGTCATGTGGGGTAGTGTTTTTTCTAGACTTGAGAGCCTTGACTTTGGCACAGGTGACCTTGCCGGAAATTTTAGCCTTGAGAGTGCCTGGTGCTCCTTGTGCACTGGTTCTGGTTGTGCTTTCTTGTGTGGGAGTTTCCATGTGAGATAATAGTTGATAATAATCCAATCGTTCAGCCAAATGATCCAAGGCAATTTCTCTAGCCACTGTGGGATCATGTGTGTGTTCCATTTCCACTTCTATGCCTGAGCGTAATTGCTGTTGTACAACATTCACACTCACCTGATATTTGTTTGCCAAATCCTTGATGGTAGGAGTGGGCTTGTCCAAGAGTTGATTGATTTTCATAATTGTTGCCTTGTGTATGAAATTATTTACTGGACTCTTGACACACGATGAATGCAACTCATAGGATAGCGTATGAATTATCAACAAATAGCAGAATACGCTACACATCTAGCACACAAGGCCAGCGAGGCCACACAATATGTTCGCAAAACCAATCTTCAAGCTCAAAAGAAAAAGGACGGCAGCACAGTCACCAATGGTGATCTAGCCAGTGAACGCATCATTGTGGAAGGTTTGAGACAGCAATTTCCTGATATTCCAGTTGTCAGCGAGGAAGAATATTCCCAGAACCCGCAGTTTGTCAAACATGAACGATTTTGGTTGATTGATCCCATTGACAGCACCAGTGCCTATGTGCGAGGCAGTGATGAATATGCCATCTGCATGGGGTTGGTGGAAAACAACAAACCAGTTCTGGGAGTGATAGCAGCCCCTGCCCTCAACACAGTACATGTGGGTATAGTTCCAGAAATGATCAGTTACTGTATAGATACACAGGGAATCAGGAGTATCACCCAAACTAGATTGAGAGATCCACGTTCCATGGTTGCTGTGGAAAGCCCAACAAGTGCCAGAGTTACCATACCTGGGGACAACATCACATATGTGAGTGTTCACAGTGCCATCAAATTCACATGGGTGGCCCAGGGCCTGGCTGACATTTATGCAAGACGAGATTGGCTGAGTGAATGGGATATTGCAGCAGGCGATGCCATTGTCATCGCTGCGGGCGGCACCTTTACTGACCATCAGGGCAACACTATCCTATATGGCAATCCAGGATTCTTGGCCAGTCCTTTTGTAGCTCAGGGCAGAGTTTAGTTGCTGATATCCACCAACAGTGCCTGAGGCTTGATGCCCAACACTCTTGCAGTGCTCTGGCGTGTGTTGCCAGCCATGATCCATAATCCATCATTGCCTTTGAGGATGATTGGCAATGGTAATGGCACATTGTTTTCATAACCCTGCACAATGCGATCAACATCTCTGGGCATTTGATATCCACCCACCATTTGTTTGATGTCATCCAGGGTGCGATTCTTGGTGAGATTGTTGACATTACCCAGAGTGTCTATATTCACAATGTCAGCTTGGTACAGAGCTTGTTGAAACTGCTCCATGCTGTCAAACATGGGCCAGCGGCTGCCAATCACACGAGATCGGCCTTTCCATTTGCTGGATTCCTTCTTTTTGTATTCCACAAAATCATCCTTGAGACTTTGTGGAGTATATCTCACCCAATTGTCATAGTTGCCGACATCTTCTGCAAGAACGGTTTCGCGCATGGTTTTTGCAGCCCACACCTGATCAAAAATTTTGGCATCCTGACTGCCCACAGCAGGATAAACCCATACCTTTTGCACAGGGTCCATGTAATACCAGCCAGCAGGTGCTTTGGGTTGAGGATCAACTTTGTTGGCCTTGACTGTATGTCCTTTGACATCTACCATGAGATAGGGAGGATGAGATTGTAGTTCAGATATTTTCATGTGTGTTATCCATATACCAAGGAGTCTATTCTTATATATTTGATGTTGAAGGCATTCATGAGTAATTCAACTTCTCTCAAACATTGATTTCTGCCGCCCCCAACTATATAGCTACCATTGAATCTCTTGAGTTGCGCAATACTGGTCCAATTTATGGTAATGCCATCACTCAACATCCAGGGTTTAAATTCTGGGCCTATAAATTGCTGGAATTTTTCTGCATAGTCATCACTATCATCTCCACCAAACAAATCTCTGCTGTCATTTACACGGTTTTGATACATGAATCTAATGGTTTTGATGATTGTGTTGGCACTGATACCCTGATCATGCCAACTTCTGAAATATCCGTATCCCTTGTCGACTATTTGAAACCTGTTCCAGTCAATAGGAGCCTCATCATATTCTTCTGGATCCCATTCTTCGCCTCTGATAGTATCTTCCCAGTAGACTTTAATATCCTGAACCGTGTCACCAGTCATGCCTTGATCTTCTGCATTTACAAACATCAGCACAGGCCCTGTTTGATTGTTCACAAACTGAATGATTTCCTCAAACACTGGATTCTCATCACCATCCATGATGCCACTGTATTCAGGTTGTACGTCAACCACAATTACCGATCTTGATCTGGAATATTCCAACAATAGGTCATTTATCTTCATGAGTTATGAATCCTTGCCCCAGTTTTTTGCGCCTCGTTTCCTACACTGCACAAGAGCTCCACTGGCATAAGCTGATGGCCAAACCTTGTAACGGCTTTTGACCTTGTAATAACATGCATCATGTTTTTCTGCTAGCATACGATCATAAACAGGTCCTCCACAATGAGGACAGGTATCTTGTGATTGTTCGGCTATATCTCCAGTGATATTCTCTGGAGCAACAATACGAGCTGGTATTTCCTTGGCATTTACCATACGATAGGCTTTGAATCTATGATGCCCATCTAGGATTTGATAGCTGCCTTGATATTTTCTAACCAGAATAGGTGGTAGTTGTTTGCCCTTTTCAAGAGCCTTGACCATTCTTAATATTCTTGCCTTGGCGCCAGGTTTTGTAGCATGCAATTGATCAGGCTCCAAGACATATGTAATTTCACCTAGAGGAATCAGTGTGGTGGGTTCAGGAGGGTCTTCATCATACACATATGCGCCCAAATCCTTGGGATCTAGACTGATTCTTACATTGGCTACTTCTGCAATACTCTCTCGGGTGGCAACATTCCGGGCCTTGCCTTCACGTTCAGGATTGGGATCTTCTCTACGCTTGCGCCGCGCTGCTGTTGCTCGACCTTTTTTACCCAAGGCATGCGCTTTTGACTGTGGCAGACACTTGGGCTTGCCCTCGCTGTCTTTGCCTCGGGCACAGGCTCCACGTATTTTTCCATCGGGACCAAATCTCACCCATTTTTGTTGAAACCACTTGCGCAAGTCCTCATCCAGCCTCCCATTAATGTGAGCAACAGCTTGGGCTTCAGTTAGACCTTGTAAGGTCAATTGTGTGAGCAGGGTTTCCACTAGAGCATCCATGCGGCTTTCTGGTCCCCTGCTGGGTGTAATCCCCAACAGTTGACTGGCACTTGCATATATTCCTCTATATGGTTGAATCAAACTTTGTTCTGATATATGGTTGGGGTAGTTATCATGTGCTTCCAATATCCAACAATAGCGGTGATTGTTGTTTTTGTAAGGATCAATTTTGTCAGGAGAAAAAGTTCTATTTGTGGTTGTATCTAGTATTTGTGGATGTAACCCCAAGGCTGGCAAAGTTTTGGTCCACAGTGATTTTGCACTGGCACTTTGCCACATGTCGCTTTGAATAGTCATGTCTAAAACTTCACAACAATATTTGTAAAGTTTACCTGATAGTCTTTGTCCTTGATACTGTGGAAAAACTTCTGTATTTTTAGCTACATACAACCGTGATCTCAACTTGGGCATATGTTGGAATACCACAGCAGCAGCCAGTTGCTTGTTTTTGTCGTCCCAAGCGGCAATCAGTCTTGTGTGATTTTCATCATAAAGATAAATTTCAAACCCATCAATCAAGTTTTTTTGTTGAGTGGCTAAATGCAACCTCTGCAAAATATGATCTTGCCCAAACTGTTGTTCTGGCGTGATTTCTATTTCTGTAACTTGTGATTGATTAGGACTGCCAGTCTCGCTCACGCTCTTGCTGGTGGTTTGACCTCCCTTTTGTCGCTTGCGTCTAGCAGCACAGTGGGCACGCTGGCTGAACCCTCGGGGGTTACTACAGTTGATACTCTTCTTATACTTTTTGGTCCATTTTTCTTCTAGATCAGCTATGTGACAATCTAGTATTTCCCATAACATCATTGTGTGTTGTCTCCAGGAACTACGGCTGTGACATATTGATCATCTGTGAAAAACTTCACAGCATTTTCCACACTGTAGATGTTCATGTCTATCAAATAGCCGGGATTTTGTGTAATGGGATTTTTCACCCAGGCATTGTCATGCCAAATAATTCTGTTGTTGGGATAAAGGTAATAGTTGCCTTCATCCATGCGAAACATGTGAGCACATTTATGCTCGGGAGTTTCACTGAAGTTGAGATCGGCCATAACAGCATTTTCCCAACTCCAATCCAGCGTCATCATGTAATGACCTTGACGTTTATGACCTTGCCATGTGATCAAATCTGCCCGCAACCCTGCCAATCTAGCACGAACTTGCACATCAATGTAGGGACTAAAACAATCCCAATAAACATGATCTTGTAGAGGTCTTACTGGTGCATCGGGCCGCCAACAAAATGCCGAAATAGGTCGCCGTGTCCAATTAACTCCATTTTCCAAAAATGCTTCAAATAACGGTGTGCGTTTTTGCAAGCTTGCCACACTGTGGACATCACAGGGAGTAAACTCGCCATGTCCATGGGTGTGGTTGAATAGATACTCGTTGCGTATTAGGCATGTGACGACAGGTATGTTGTGATTGAGATAGGGCATGTCGTGATATTTATCACAACACAGTTATGGACCTAACACAGCCTCGGCTACACGAGCAGCATAATATTTTATTTTTTCCCACATGGTTTTTGCAGGCCGTTGCTGTTGTAGAGTTTTACTATTGGCATAAAACTTGTAAGATCTCGACAGCAGTTTTTTATACTTGCTGTTGCCTAAAGGAAACTTACCGCGAGGACTGAGATGATGTTGATCTAGCAATGTAGCCAAGGCCCCGGGTAGCTGCTGTGTGGTGATGTTCATTTGGCTGAGCTTGAACAAAACTTCCGCCAGTCGTGCATTTATTTCACTGGGATCTTTTAGATATTTACGAAAACTTACCATATCCGTAACTTTAACAGGATCTCCTTGATAGGCATGCCAAGCAATTCTTATTTCATCAATAGCATGCTGTAGTTCATGAGCTATGGCTTCTGCAAGGCCAAATGATTTTGCAGTTTTATATAATATTCGTATGTTGTGATTGCCTTGGTTATAGTATCCATAGGCTGCACCTTGGGGGCTTGCAAAGTCCACTGTGATAGTCAAGGGATTTCTGTAGAAGTGATCGTCCAGGATGTATTTTTGGGTGTCTTTTCTCAAGCTTGAGAAAATACCTGCTTTTTTTGCTAGTTCAGCAACAGTTGCAGTTTGTTGCGGTCCTTGAGGGTTTTGACTTTCAATCCATTTGACACAAACGGCTGCTAGTTGATTGATATCAACTGTGTGTTGCCAGGTTTCTTGTAAATCACTATCAACAA